TAAAATGGCATATGGTGGTATGGCAAATAATAAAAGACATATGTATGTTGCAGGAGGATCGGTTCAAGATAAGCCGGGTCTAAAAGCATTAGCAAAGAAAAGACCTGACGTAGTTAGAAAAATGGGATACAATGTCTAAGCCTGATCCTAAGAAGGGTACAGGTAAAAAGCCAAAGGGTAGTGGACGCAGACTGTACACAGATGAAAACCCAAAGGACACAGTAAGTATAAAGTTTGCTACACCTACCGATGCTAGAAAGACAGTAGCTAAAGTTAAAAAAGTAAATAAACCCTATGCACGTAAGATACAAATATTGACAGTAATGGAACAACGTGCTAAAGTTATGAAAAAGAATGAAGTGGTTGCTATAGCTAAGAAAGCAAAAGAGCAACTTAAATCAGCCCATAAAAAAAGGAGAACTTAATATGGCTATGAAAAAGAAAACTAAAAAAATGTCTAAAGGTGGTGCTACTAAAAAAATGATGTATGGTGGCATGGCTAAAAAAACAAAGAAAATGTCTAAGGGTGGAGCTGCTAGACGTAAGTAATGCCGAATCTTATAAGTAATGTACCCCATTTTAATTGTTGGGTACGTAGAGAGTTCACTAGTAACCATCAAAATTATCACGGTGAATTTCTACATGCGATTGCATTTGCAGTAAATACCATACCAGACAGATCACTTAGTTTTCAAATTGTATTTACTGGGTGTGAAATAGACAGGGAAGATGGACCTCAAGAGAATGTACATGGAGGAGCTATGTGGGCTAGAATGCCGATACAGGCACTCGTAGCTGACATACCTCTAGAAGAGTGGCCTGACCCAATGGAAGATCATTTATGCCAACCTTGGGATTGTGAGTCACGAGAACATGGTACAGTCATTCTGGATAGAGTAAGTTCATCACCTTGGTTGTGTAAGATAGGAGGTGATCTCTATACAGGTAAATATTTATTTACCGTAGATTACACAGGCAATGATATAGCAGATGATCCTGCACAGCATAAACAGTCACACGTAATATATTTAACAGATGCTGGTAGCTGGACAGGAAACTTTGTAGCACTGCCTAATAATAGAGTAAGGGCAACCAGCCCTGCTTTATGGAGAACTGGAGAGGGTGCACCTGACTTTGTACCGTCACAATGGGTGCACTCCGCAGAAGGACACGAGACATACTTAGATCCATCTGTAACATTTAATAATCTATACGCAAAGGACGTTAAGACAAATGGCAGTAAAAACAAAAGCAAAAAAAGTAATAAAAAAAGTAGTTAAGGGATTAACAAAAGCCAGTGCTTTACATAAGAAACAGTCTAACCAATTAAAGGCTATCAAATTAAAAAGTGGTGGTAGCACAGTAAATGCAGCAGGTAACTATACACAGCCCGGTATGCGTAAAAGATTATTTAATAGCATTAAGGCGAGTGGTAAAGGTGGATCACCCGGACAATGGTCAGGACGCAAAGCTCAGATGTTAGCAAAAAGATATAAAGCAAAAGGTGGAGGTTACAAATCATAATGACATGTGAATGCGGAGAAGAGCCAGTATGCATGTGTAATGTAGAGTCAGAATCTAAATGTGATAGTTGCATAGAGTGTGGCTGTAATCCAGATGTATGTAGATGTGAGTGTCATGGCAAGAGCTAAGTCACAACAAAGTCTAGCAAACTGGACAAAGCAGGATTGGCGTACTAAATCAGGTAAGCCATCTACACAGGGACCAAAAGCTACAGGTGAAAGGTATTTACCTGCTAAAGCTATTAAGTCACTATCATCTTCTGAGTATGCTGCTACAACCAAAGCTAAACGTGCAGGTAACAAACAGCACGTAAAACAACCAAAGGGCATAGCTAAGAAGACAGCTAGGTTTAGGAGAGCTTAATGCTAGGTGCAATAATAGGACCAGTAGCCAATCTAGCTGGTACGTGGCTAGAGGGACAGGTTGCTGAGAAGAAAGCTAAGACAGAAGCTAAGATTGTAACAATACGATCTGATGCTAAGATAAAAGAGAAACAGGCAGCAGGTGAAATAGATTGGGATATAGCACAGGCTAAAGCGAGTGATAACTCGTGGAAAGACGAGTGGCTTACAATTTTGTTCTCGATACCTCTGGTGCTTGCGTTCATTCCCGGCTGTGAAGATATAGTTCAAATAGGGTTTAGCCAACTACAACTGATGCCTGAGTGGTATAAGTACGCCATTTCGGTAATCGTGGCAGCGTCATTTGGGGTACGTAGTGCCACTAAGTTATTTAAAAAATAGGGAGTAATAAACATGGCAGATGAAAATGTAATTGTTGACAAAGCAGCGTATCAATCTAATAGGCGTTATATGGCATGGACTGCACTAGGCACAATGCTCATAGCTACTACTGCTGTACTGATATGGCCTGACAGGTTTGCAGCAGCAGACAGTATTCTTATGATGATGTATGGTTCATTGTCTGCACTTGTTGGTGCATACTTTGGTTTTGCAATGCCTAAGAAGAAATAAATGAAGTACGATACTAGCAAATTACTTGACATGCTTATCAGAGATGAGGGCATGGAACTAAAAGTCTATAAAGATACACTAGGTATAGACACAATAGGTGCAGGTAGAAATTTAAAAGATAGACCCTTGACTGTTGTACAATTGCAACACTTGGGTTTGTCTGATATGCAGGACATTTACGACAATGGAATTACCCTTTACGGTGCTAGATATATATTGCGTATTGATGTTGACATTGCTGAACGAGAACTCCTTGATGCTCATCCTTGCGTTAAAAATTTAAATGGACCACGGCAAATGGTTTGTGTTAATATGTCATTTAACTTAGGCATACCTAGATTAAAGTTATTTAAAAATATGTGGTCTGCTATACACCGTAAAGATTATGAACGTGCGGCAGATGAAATGTTAGACAGCAGGTGGGCAGAGCAGGTAAAAGGCAGGGCTACCAGACTGAGTAACATAATGCGAACTGGGGAATTAAATGACTAGACAGTACACAGAAAATCAGGTAAAATTCCTAGATGTACTATTTGATGAAGCTGGTGGGGATGTAGCAACAGCTAAGAAACTAGCTGGCTATGCAGATGGTACATCTACTACAGTAGTAGTTAAGAGCCTCAAGGAAGAGATACTAGAAGCAACACAGCAGTATATGGCACGTAATGCTCCTAAAGCTGCTGTAGCAATGGCAAGTGCACTTATGGACCCTACTGAGTTAGGACTAAGAGATAAGATGTCAGCAGCAAAGGAACTACTAGATCGTACTGGATTAGTTAAAACTGAGAAGCTACAGGTAGAAGCAAGTGGTGGTGTTATGTTAATGCCTCCTAAGAAACAAAGTGAGGAGGATAATTAAATGGTAGAAAAAAAGAAAACTATACCTAAACCAAAACCACGACCAAAACAAAAACGTATCTTTTCAAGATCTTCTGATAAACCAAAAAGACAAGGAAGGTACAATACTGATATTTATGGAGCAGGAGCAGCAGCATTAGCTACTGGAATGACAGTACAAGCACTTAGATCAAATAAAGTAGAAAAAGAAAAAAAAGAGAAGGAAAGGCAAAGAAACCGCGAAATGCAAAAACAAAAGCGTGGTGCTAGAGTTAACAAAGACAAAGTTAAATTAGCACAAATGAGAATTAAAGATTTAAAAAAAATTAATACCTCTACAATGAATGATAAAGAAAAAAAAGAGCGAAAGGCATTAATTAAACAACAACAAAATATAGTTAAAGGATTAACAAAAACAACAGCAAAAGAATTAGCAAAGCAAGTTGGTTTACGTACCATTCCTTTTGTGGGTGCTTTCTTAGCAGCCCTTGATAGTAAGCCAGCAGGTGCAGGTTCTGCTAAATTTGGACCCGGTTCAAAAGAAAAAAAATAATGGATAGGAGTTTAGGCAAATGGAAATTACCACAACCAACAGATCTAAAGGAAGAAAATGAGTGGCTACCTGTACCACGTATTGCTAGAACAGTCCCATTCGGCTACGAAGTTGACCCCAATGATGAAGACCTGTTATTGCCAATACCTAAAGAACTCGATCATTTGGAAAAAGCTAAAACATATCTACGCCAGTATTCGTTACGACAGGTTGCTGCATGGTTAAGCAAAAATACAGGAAGGTACATATCACATCTTGGACTACAGAAAAGAATAAAGCATGAGCGACAGCGTAAGAACAAAGCTAGAAGTCTCCGCAAGTGGGCAGAGTATGCGGAAAAGGCGATCGAAAAAGCCAAAACAATCGAAGAAAGTAGACTTGGAGCAAAACGAGTTAGCACCACAGAAAATAGAGTATGACACACATGCTATTGAACGTGAAGCTAATG